AAAGAAAATATGGGATGGTAATATAAGATTATTTAATCCCGTTGACAGAAAAATATATACAGGATTAAAAAATAAAGTAATAGAATTCTGCAACATCAACGGATATGGGGTTGTTGATAGTGAGACTCCCAACCCTAATACTGAGTTCAACAAATCGGACATGGGTCAATTATCTAGTTATATTTCGCCCAAATCTAAGGGTAAAGATATTACATACAGAGATTACCAACTTGATGCCATTATGCACGCTATTAACAATAGTCGTGCTGTGTTGTTATCTCCTACCGCTTCCGGCAAGTCGTTGATAATATACTCTATTATCAGATTTTTCTTATTACACCCTGATTTAAACAATAAAAAAGTTCTTATAATTGTGCCCACCACATCGTTAGTGTCTCAAATGTATGGTGACTTTAAAGATTATGGATTCAACGTTGAAAAGTTATGTCATAAAATCTATCAAGGTCAGTCTAAAGACACCAATAAAAGTGTAATTATATCAACTTGGCAGTCGATATATAAACTTAAACGAGAATATTATGATCAATTTGGTTTAGTTATTGGTGATGAATGTCATTCTTTTAAATCGAACTCTCTTATAAAAATAATGAATAATTTAGTTCATTGTAAATATAGGTTTGGTACAACCGGTACATTAGATGGTACACACACACATAAATTAGTATTAAATGGGTTATTTGGTGACATAAAACAAATAACAACAACAAAAAAGTTAATAGATTCGAACACATTATCTGATTTCAAAATACAATGTATTGTATTAAAATATAAAGAATCTCAATGTAAAGAAGTAAGAAAACTTAAATATCATGAAGAATTGGATTGGATAATATCTAATAAACGAAGGAATATAATAATAAGTAATTTAGCACAATCCTTAAATGGTAATACTTTAATATTATATAATTATGTAGAAAAACACGGTATACCATTACATAAATTAATAAAACATAATATTAAAAATAAGTCTATATATTTTATTTCTGGACAAGTATCAGCTGATATTAGAGAAGAAATAAGATTAAAGGTTGAGAATAATGATACTGAATCTATAATAATAGCATCATATGGAACTTATTCTACGGGTATCAATATAAAAAATCTACATAATATTATATTTGCATCTCCAACGAAAAGTCGTATTAGAAGTTTACAGTCAATTGGGCGTGCATTACGTAAAAGTGATAATAATAATATATCGATTTTATATGATATTGTTGATGATTTAAGATATAAGAAATATGTAAACTTTGTATGTAAACATTTTTATGAAAGATTAAATATATATAATGAAGAGAAATTCAACTTCAAAATTAATAATATGAATATAGAATGACAATATATGTTATTAAATTAATTACAAATGAATTTATCATAGGTGACTTAGAATATGATGAGGATAATGGTGGTGTTAATATTACAAATATATTAAAATTATCATATAAAGAAAACAACATATATATTATGGAAGATAATATATTTACAGATGACATTACATCATTTTTATCATATGATAAAATAATAACAATTAACAATCCAACAAATGAAGTAATGATGATATATAATAAATTCACATCGCCAATTGAGACTGAAAATACTATGGATGATCTAATAGATTTTAAACCAATTGGAAAATACTATATTAATTAAAACTTTAAACCCCAACAGAACCATAATAACATAAAATTGATGAATTGTCAAGCTGGTTGACAAATAGGTAATATTAGTGTATAATACATATTATGTGTATTTAATTATGGAGAATATAAATGAAGAAAGGGTATATTAAAAAAACCCAACATTATGTTGATAATTCTGAGTTTTTAAAACAGATGATAATATATAGGACATCATATGTTAATTATAAGTCTTATTCAGATACTGTTGGTAATCGTTACTCATGGTATATTATCGATATAGACATTAATATATATATTTTAGAAAATCTTATTTTACCAACACCACGACAGAGTTATCATTTATATAGAGTTTCGCCTAAAGTATCATCATATATATGTGAATGTATAATGAAAATATCCGAGGGTTTATCGTACAGACCTAATTTTATAAATTATACTTATAGAGATGATATGGTTAGTGATGGTATTGAGAATTGTTTATTATATATTAATAATTTTAATCCAGACAAGTCAGATAATCCGTTTTCATATTTCACTCAGATAATATATTTTGCATTTATTAGAAGAATTCAGAAAGAGAAGAAACAATTATATATCAAATATAAATCGATATATAGTTCTAATGCATTAGAATCTGATGGTATGAATGCTAATGACGTTACTAGCGTTAAGGATTCTTATTTAGATTATATTAGGGATAATCGAAGTAATATAGATAAATTTTTATATGAATTTGAGAAATTTCAGGAAGATAAGCGTATATCACGTAACAGTGTTAAACCTGTAAAACTTAAGAAAAGTGAGAAACATAATGAAAATAGCATTGATAACTGATACACATTGGGGAGCCAGGAACGATTCTTTATTATTTTATGATTATATGATGAAATTTTATGATAATATATTTTTTAAAGAATTAAAGGATAGACATATTAATACGGTTATTCATTTGGGTGATGTAGTAGATCGTAGGAAATTTATAAATTTTAATATATTGCATAAATTTAAGAATGGGTTTCTTAAAAAGATTTATGATAATGAAATTGATATGCATATTATTATAGGTAATCATGATACTTATTTTAAGAATTCTAATAAAGTTAATGCAATGGATTCTTTGATAGATAGTAATAATGTACACTCACCTAAAATTTATTCTTCTATTGAAACTGTTGAGTTTGATGGGGTTGATATATGTATGTGTCCGTGGATAAATGATGATAATTATAATGAAGTGGATAGTCATATATCTGATACTAATGCTGATATTTTAATGGGGCATTTAGAGATATCTGGGTTTTTGATGAATGGTGGTATTAAATGTATTGATGGTGTTGATAAATCTAAATTTAATAAATTTGATGTTGTATATAGCGGACATTTTCATCATAAATCTACAGATGGAAATGTTACATATCTAGGTAATCCTTATGAGTTAACTTGGTCGGATTATAAAGATAAAAGAGGATTCCATATATTTGATACAGAGACACGTGAGTTAGAATTTATACAGAATACTTATACTATGTTTGAGAAGATTGAATATTATGATGATATGACTGTTGATTATCTTAAATATACTGGTAAATTTGTTAAGGTTATTGTTCGTGAAAAGTCGGATATATATAAGTTTGATTTATTTATTGATATGTTGTATAAAAATAATGTAGCCGATGTTGATATTATAGATGATATTGAAATTGAAGATAGATTAAATGAAAATGTATTATCATTAGAAGATGATACTATATCATTATTATCAAAATATATAGATGGATATGATGTTAATGTAGATAAATCTAGATTGAAGGTTATATTGAATGATGTATATATGGATGTTCTGAGAGAGATGTAGTATATGATTATATTTGAAAGAATTAGATGGAAGAATTTTTTATCTACTGGTGATAGGTTTACGGAGGTTGAGTTAAATGTCAACCATTCTACATTAATAGTTGGAGATAATGGTTCTGGGAAATCTACTATATTGGATGCACTTACTTTTGGATTGTTTGGTAAATCATTTAGGAAGATTAATAAACCCCAATTAGTTAATTCTGTTAATAATAAGGATTGTGTAATTGAGATAGAGTTTACAATAGGAGATAATGAATACAAGGTAATCCGCTCAATTAAACCTAATAATTTTAGGTTATATATAAATGATATTTTACTAGATCAAGATTCAAAGATTAAAGATTCTCAAAAGTATTTAGAATGTAATATATTAAAATTGAATTATAAATCATTTACACAAACTGTTTTATTAGGGTCTGCCACGTTCATACCCTTTATGCAGTTGAATACATCAGATAGACGAGATATAATTGAAGATATCCTTGATATTAAGATATTTTCAATTATGAATGAGAATATTAAGGTTAAAAGTTCTGAGTGTAAGGTGGAATTGTTGGATGTATCTGGTAGAATAGATCTATTAGAACAAAAAATATCATTACAAGAAGGATATATTAAAGATACTGAGCGTAATACTGATGATATTATTAAACGAAATGATAATAAGATATTAACGTATAACTTAAATATTAAAGAATACGTTGACAAGATTAAAGAAAATGAAATTAAAATTGTTAATATATCTGATGATGTTTTGGATATTACTGAATTGAAGACACGTAAGGTTGCTATTGATAAGATAAGGTATAAACTTGAGAATATAACACGTACTAAAGTTGATATGATAGAATGGTTTCATAATAATGATGAATGTCCATCATGTAAACAAAACATATGTTCTGAATATAAAGAGTTTATGGTTAGTGATTGTGATACTAAGGTTGATAAAATTAATTCATCATTAAGTGAAGTTGTTTTAGAATGTGAAAGGATAAGTGAAAATATAGAAAGTGTTATGTTAGTTGAACGTGAAATATCAGAATATAAATTAATTATTA